TTAAGCTGCCTCCCGTCTTGCCAGGCGGGAATTGCCATATGCCATAAGAGTATCGCGATCTACCGTTGTAAACTCGCAATGCGTTCTCGGGTATGGCTTCCAGATAAGCAGCAAAGATCCTTTGTTGTTACCGCTTACCGGCTTACCGGTGACCGGATTGATAAATGCCAGGCGCCCGGCGGTGATGAAGCGTACCTCGCTGGCTGTCTGGATAGCCTCCTTAAACCAGCCAACTGAAGTGTCTGCCGGTACCAGCATGACCGTGCCGATCTGATTAGCGCTCTCGGCGGCGGCCTTCTTAACGAACGGTGTGATGTCGCTGTATGGTGGGTTCAGCCAGACGTAGCCAGGCACATTGAGGTAATCAGCCCACGGCGTCTCCAGCGTATTCTGCTCGGCGGTGATGAACTTCCGGCATAGCGCGTTATGCGGCGCCGCGGCGGCATCCAACTGAAAGCAGAACTCAGCATCAAGGGAAGCGAAAAGGGCTGGTGGAGTGCGCCAGAGGTCGCGCTGGTCGAGCGGTGTTTTACTCCTGCCATAATCACCATTCAACTTCTCTGCTGGCAGCGCTGCGGCGATGCGTTCACCGATCCAGCGCATAACCGGTACTGCCATGCTATTGCCGATAGCTTTGTATCGTGGCCCGTCCGGGCATTCGGCAGCATCCTTTCCGCGCCAGCCGATCAGAGTGTGATTATCTGGAAAGCCCTGAAGGCGCTCGCACTCAATCGGCGTAAGCCGGCGCACGGCTACACCATGCATTACCGCTGGTGCAAGGTTGGTTCCGCTGCTGGCGCTGGTTAATGTCGGTGATTGCTCTTCCGCGTAACCAATGCCACCCGCTTTAGCACCCTGTCCTGCCTTGAATGCATACGCAATAGCTGGCGGCTGGCCGCTATTGGCATGGCTTTTATCGTGGTTTCCTGCGCGAATCGTTGGCGATAAATCCGACGTAGCAACATCAATGTTTCCACTGGTATTTCCACCGCCGAAAGCCACAACTGGAACGCCTCTCCCGGTTCCGTCCTCACTACCATCAAACCCTTCACCCTTTAATGTGTGGCTAACGTCACCATTAGCGCACTCAGCTATCAGGTGTCCTGCTTGTGCCTGATTGTCGTAAGCGCCACACGTTCTAACGCCTCGTGCAGTAAGGGCGGCAACAGCCTTTTGCGTTTCTCGGCGCGGCGCAGAATCCCGGCGCACGCTGTCGAACTCAAAAAGTACTTCTGCGGGATAGAATCCTTTTCGAGCACTTGCGACAACGAACACACGTCGGCGTCGTTGGGCCACTCCGAAAAATTGAGCATCAAGGACGCGCCAGGCAATAACCCTTTCTGGTCCAGACACACAACCTGCGTGCGTCCATTTTCCCCCTGCTGGCTGCAACTCACAGCTTTCTCCGGCAAGTCCTGCCAGAAAGCACCCGAAGGCATTGTCTTTGCTGCTGAGCACGCCGGGGACGTTTTCCCAGACGATAACTGCTTCTGGCTCACCGCGTTCGCGGCGCTTTGCGTCGATTGCATTGGCTAATTCCACATAAGAGAGGGTTAACTGGCCGCGGTCATCAGACAGGCCTTCACGTAAGCCGGCGATGCTGAATGCCTGGCAGGGCGTACCACCGACCAGAACATCAGGCGCTTCGACATCACCAGCGCGCACCGCATCGGCGATTTTGGTCATGTCGCCAAGATTGGTTACTTCTGGCCAGTGATGGGCGAGGACGGCTGAGGGGAATGGTTCGATTTCAGAGAACCACGCAGGTTTCCAGCCGAGAGGTTCCCAGGCTTTGCTGGCGGCTTCGATACCGCTGCACACGCTTCCGTATTTCATTCCGCCACCTTCTTACTGTTCATCAGCTCAGCCAGGCGCTGAGCCTTCAATGGGTTTCTGATAACCTGTCCACCGGGCGCTAACCACCCTCGGCGCATAGTTGAATAAACCAGTGTCACGCTGCCCACGGTGATCCCGTCGTGTGGATTAGTCATACACCACCCCGCGACATCCGATCCCGCTGTAGTCCAGGTGCGGGGTGCGGTTACCTTTGGTGATGCACTGCTGGCGGCGTACCGCGATGCGGGCGCGCTCAACTTCACCAACAGCGGCATCAAGGCACTGTAGCCAGAGACGGGCTGCGATTCGGTAGTGCCCGCGGCGTTCGCGCTCGATGGCCCGGCTTTCGATCTCCATTGCTTCCGGCGTTACTGCCACCACTCTTTCAACACGGCGCTGCGACACGTAGTCTTCGTGATAGCGCTCAAGCTTCGTCTTTTTCATTTGATCCAGACCTCTCAACTGATTATCGCCGCCAGCCACATCAGGTAGGCGACCACGGCCAGACACAGGTAAACATCTGACCATCTGCCGATATGCTTCTTCATCGCCGTCATGCAGCTGCACTCACGGCAGCACCCTTCACAGGCCGATACTTCCGCAGCTCAACCGGTGGCTTTTTTCCCTGGAATTCGTCCGGGCTGTTCTTCCTGCGATCGTCAAGCCACTTCTCCACTTCTTCCTGGGTCCATGCCACTTTCCCATCGGTGATGTACCAGCGTTTCGGGAATTCGCCATCACGCTCCAGTCGGTCAATCGTGCTCCATGACAGTGGCACCACCTCAAGGAGTTTTTTCTTACTCAATGCACCTTTCATAACTATCTCTCCTGGTTGCAGGTGTGGCGCCGTGGCGCCACGGTGGTGATTACATAGGGACTTCGTTCAGCTCATCGCGGCGGATGGTGTACACGTCAGTGGCTTTAGCCAGGCGGTCATCATCGTTAGCGAGCTTGCTGGCAACGTATTTGTATGCCTTATCCAGATCCTTCAGCGTGTTGTAGTTCATCGCTGCGTCAGTGAAAGCGCACAGAATCTCTTCTGGATCGCGGTCATCACTGCTCTTTGTCTTCTCTTCCTGGTGCTGCTCAGGCTTGGAGTTGATCAGCTTGTTCATGCCTGAGGCGGTGGCTGGTGCTGGAGTGATATCGCGCTCAACGCGCGGTGCCGTCTCCTGCAATTCGTCAGGGGTGTACACGCCCATGATTACGTCTGGGCAATGCAGGCGTGACCAGCGCTTTGTCGCCAGGTATGCGAGTTGTTGTTTCGGGTCGCTTGCCCAAAGCGTTGAGTTTCTTACCTGAGCCTGAGACAGCATTAACTCAAGCACTCGAGGCTGATCCTCTCCCTTCATGGTTGCCCATACGCGAACACCGCAGCCTTCTTCGTCTTTGAGGGTCCAGCCTGGTGCGATATATGGGTTGCCGTTTTTGGATGTTTTCTCAACAAACTTTCCGATCACGCCTTCCCAAGGCCCGAACCACTCGTAGTTGATGCGATCTTTTGTTGGCGACATGGTTGAGATAACTGCGTTTACTAATTGGGCTTCATAGCCGAGCGTGCCGCTCACAACATGGGTTTTCTGCGCGACGGCGAACGGGTTCATTCCCCATTGTGCAGCCTGCATTGCCACAGCCATGCAATCAGCTGGCTTACCGGCGAGGTGAGCCGGTACCGTTACGCGGCTTTGCGCCATTACTTCGGCGAATTTCATCAGTTGGTTTAAGCCCTCTGGGCTGAAAATTGTTGCAGCAGTGCCAGCGATTGCTGTGTCTACTGGCGCATTGATGTTTGCGATGTCGTTGCTCATACGTACATATCCTTTTTGCGTGCCCACTCAGGGCGTTTAATAATTTCAAATCCACCCCATTCGCCAGACTCACGGCACTGGTGGTAGGTATTCAGATCCCGGCGGAACAGCGAATGCCCGTCGTCAACATCCTGTGCATCCAGCTCAAACACTCGCACCGGGTAGCGTCCGCAATCGATGGTTTCGCTTACCGCCAGGAAGAAGAATCCGTGCGGCTCACCGGTGGTCTGCTGCGCGCCTTCACGGTACATAGCGTCCTGAACGTGGTACCGGAATTCCTCGATGTGGCGGGCGAACCTCTCCATGTCTGCAACCTTCTTCACGTCCAGCAGCACCGGGTGATACTTCAGGCGTTTGTCCGGACGGATGCGGCACAGTTCGCCAGTTTCCGGATCCATCCAGTAATGCGATGCTTCGCAGAAACCTTCCGCCTCAAGCAGCCAGCGCGCCGCCGGGTGGGCCATCGCGCTGTCGCGCATAAGTTGCAGCTTCCGGCCCTGTTCGGCATCCATAACAGTCATGCCCATTCCCGCAACATCATTCAGGAACGCAGCTTCATCCTCTTTGCCTGCTGTCGTGCGTCTGTTGAACTGCGGCGCCACAATAAAACGCTTGTCGAACTCTTCAGGCTCCAGCAGCAGGCAGTGCAGGGCGGTTCCCATATCCAGTGCCTTCAGCTTTTCGGTGTCTACCGGTGCTGATTTCTGCCACTGCAACAGGGCCGGGCTCAGCGCAACCATATCCAGCTGCGACTTACTCACGCCGTCGCCGGCGTGGTAATCCTCGTTGCTGATGTCGAAATAAATGCCAGGCTTCATGCCGCATTCCTCGCCGTGTCCAACTGGTCAGCCAGATCCCACTTAGCGATGATTCCGGTAAGCGCTCTCTGGAATGCAGCGAGAGCTTCTTCAAACTCCGGGTTCATCATCAGCTCTTCCAGAATCTCCTTGCGCACGCCTTTGCGCTCCAGCTCATAGAAAGGCGCCTGCAGCTGGTGGTGCTTAATGGCGTCGATCAGCTCTACCTGGCGCTCGTAGTGCATCTGGCTCAACTGGTAGTCGCTGTCGATGCTGGTCATGATTTTTTTCAGGTTATTAATCTGTTGGATGTTCATACCCACCTCAGTACTTGATGGAGACTGCAGATACCTTCCCGCTGGCGATGGCAATCAGAGCTTTCTCTGCCATTTCCTGCGAAAGACCGCTTTCGATCAGGTCTGCGATAGCCTGCCGGTTGATGGTGCGGCGATGCTCTTTATCAGCTGCGCGGCGCGCTTCTTCGTCGGCGATTCGTTTCTGTTCTGCCAGGCGTGCAGCTTCCAATTCTTCTTGTCGGTGGCGTTCCGCTGCGATAGCAGCGTTCTTTTCCTGCTCAGCTTTTTCAGCAGCAGCTTTTGCTTCACGTTCTGCTTTCTGCTGGGCTTCAATTTTTTCGCGCTCTGCGCGTTCAGTTGCTGCCATGGCTTCAGCTTCACGGCGTGCAGCAGCATCAATCTCGGCCCGTGCTCTTGCTTCTGCATCACGCTTAGCCTGCTCTGCTGCTTCGCGGCGGATAGCTTCTTCACGTTCGAGGCGTGCTTTTTCTTCTGCCTCTTTACGCAGGCGTTCCAGCTCAGCAGCTTCGTGCTCGCGCTTTTTCGCCACTGCCAGAGATGCTTCCAGTTGTTGAATGGTTGAATCCTTAGCAACACCAGCTTCTGCTGCACGTTCCTGCCAGCTGTCATCCAGCACCACGGATTTAGCTTCCTGAATACGCTGTTGAATATCAGCAGATGGAAGGTAGTTCCCTGCGGTGTCTATCACGTCAGCCAGTGCACGCAAATCCACAAGACGCTGTTGCAGTGCTTCAGTACGTGCCTTCTCCGCGTCTTCCCACTCGGTAAGTGGGCGGCGTACTTCATCGCGAAGCTGGTCGCATTCAGTCACGAATCGGCGCAGTTCAGTTTCAACCACTTTCGGCTGCTCTTTCAGGCGTTTCAGGTAATCACGGCCTGGCTTTTCAACTGCCGTTTTGCTACGTGAAACCTGAGCAGCCAGCGATGCGACACGGGCGCGGCCTTTTGCTGTGCTCAGGTCAGGAACTTCGTTGACGCCTTCACGGATCTGTTCAAGAAACTGATCCAGGCCGTTTTCTACATAAATTACCGGTGCCATATCCGGTGCAATTTCGATGACTGATAATTCACTCACTTGCTCACCCCCATATCCATTTCAGTTTTGACTGCCATCTTGGTGACAAACGCCCAGTTGATGGCTTCATGCAGAGTGCGGAACTTGGTACTCATCAGCCCGCACGCCGTAACGCAGTACCAACCGTTGATGATTTTCCACTGCATAATTCGTTACCTCAGTGTTACCGTTGAGGTAATGATTATCCGTATATGGTTTGAAGTCAATAGATATGGTTATAAAAAATTACCAAGCAGGTAATTATTGAGGCGATAAAAAAGCCGCTGATTAGCGGCTTAGTAATTGACTATTAACGTATTATTCTTGTTTTATGCCATTCTGATTGATGACAAACTGGATATAGCTTTTAATCTTTTCTTTTTCGGTTTCAGGTAACGATGCGAACCTGGACCGGTCGTACGGTATGGTTGCCGGATCTTTAGGGTGGATAAGCAACTCATAGCCGTGACGCCCGAACGCTGCAGCTAGAGTCTCAAGTGTGGCGATGGACACGCTAACTTCGTTATTCAGCATCCGGTTGATGGTGGCCTGGGCAATGCCTGATGCTTTGTGTAGTTTACCCTGTGATGACAGATCGCGACTTTCGCGCATCCAGCGCTCAAGATTATGAGCTGCAAGCAACCCGATATCGCTCGGGCCGATTGGGGAATAACCTTCCTGCGAGAGGGAATGGTCGATATCCAGCCAGTTTCTCGGTTTGTTCGCAGCGGCTTCAATTTTTCTCGCTACCTGGTCACCGATGACCTTTTTACCCAACACCCAGCGGTTAACAAGATTGGCCGGAGTCTCCATTCTTTCCGCAAGTCGTGTCTGTACCCCGTTAAACTCACGGTCAATAAGATCACTTAAATTTTTAATGCGGATTTCCTGAATACTTTTCATGCTGTGGTAAATCGCTCCATATATGAATCATTTAGTGGTTCAATTAAAAGCGAAATTACCTCACGGGTAAATGCACCTGACAGGTAACAATCCTTGATTTTTATTACCTGATAGGTGAATATTTATTATCTGAAATTAATATCAGGCAATAGCTATGAGCGAGAACGAAAAATTCGACTTCAAAAAACACTGGCTTGAACTCACACCTGATGAGCGCGATTCCTTTGCAGAAGAGGCCGGGACGACGAGTCACTACATCCAGACGCATCTAACCGGGCGCAGAAAAATGCCTGGTAAGGCATTGATGAACGGGCTATTTAAAGCATGCAAAAAGCGAGAGTGGATTAAAAACAAACCACAGATGGTAAACTTCTTCTACGAATAAAACCTCTATCAAACACCCATCAGACCGCCTTCTGGCGGTCTTTTCATATCTATTCGCACCCAGCAGGTAATTATTATCCATATATGGTTGATCTTTTTTTCATCCGCACTCAAAATCACCGTAATAGCAAACGTAAATGAGGTTGCGTAATGGAGATTATCACTCGTCTGGACGCTGCAAAGTCAGGTCTTAAGCGTTATTACACCGGTAAAAAGTGCAAGCACGGTCATGACAGTGAGCGCTACGTCTATAACGGCCATTGTGTTGAGTGCGCCATCAACTCCAGTTTGCGCCGCCAGGCGGAGATTAAACGGATTATGGACGAAGCTGCGAAAGGCAACGTGCCGGAGGTGATCTGATGGCCAGCAGCTGGATTAAGGTCGAGGTGATCACCCCTGACAAGCCTGAAATATTTCAGATAGCCGAGCTGCTGAATATCGACCCGGACGCCGTTCTCGGGAAGCTGGTCCGCATCTGGGCATGGGCTGATCAGCAGACAATAGACGGTAACGCTGGAAGCGTTACAAAGGGAGTACTCGACAGGCTCGCTTTTATTACAGGATTCGCTGATGCACTGATTACTGTTGGCTGGCTTGCATATGTCGACGAAAAGCTGGTCCTGCCTAACTTTGAGCGACACAACGGTGAATCATCGAAAAAACGGGCACTTACAAACAGAAGAGTCGCAGAACACCGGAAGCGTGAAACGCAAAATGTAACGCGCATAGCGTTACAAAAAGAGTTACCAGAGGAAGAGGAAGAGGAAGAGGAAGATATAAATAAAACCCCTCTCTCTGCGCGCGAAGAAATTCAAATTCCTCCCGTTGTTGTTCCAGGTATAGGGGAACCGATCGGCAAATTCGCCATGCATGAAAACTGGCAACCGTCAGATGACTTTGTCATGCGCGCCAGAATGTGGGGCCATGCACTACCTGCTGACGGGTACAAGAAATCAGAACTGATCGAATTCATCACCTACTGGATGGCTGAAGGCAATGTGATGCAACACGTGCAGTGGGAGCAGAAGTTTGCCCGGCTGCTGATGAGCAGGAGAAAAAGAGCGGCAGGAAAGCGCGGTGACAGCTCTGACGATGACGTACCACACTGGAACAGCCCTGAGGGCTGGAAGGATTTCTTATGAGTAACGTATTCGCAGCAATTCAGGATCGTGATGCTGGCGCACTGGCTCGCATGATGGGCCAGGGCAATCACCAGGAACAGCAGGACAACGTTGTAAACATCAGTGCAGAGCGTCTTGTCGATGCCCTGTTTAAACAGCTTAAGCAATTATTCCCAGCAGCAGAGCAAACCAACCTTAAGACCGTGCAACAGGAAACTGACGCGAAGCGCCAGTGGATCGCTGCATTCGCCGAAGGTGGGATACGTACCCGCGAGCAGGTATCGGCAGGAATGCGCCATGCCCGCGCCAGTGAATCACCGTTCTGGCCGTCGCCCGGACAGTTCATCAAGTGGTGCAAGGACAGCAAGATGGTGCTGGGCGTGAGCATAGAGGACGTGATGGGAGAGTTTCACCGTTACGCCAAAGAGAAAAGCCTCCAGCCTGGCGGTCCGGAGCGCTTCCCGTGGCGCCACCCGGTCATGTACTGGATTGTGTGCGATACACGCCGCGCGATGTACCAGCGCCAGCTGAGCGAGATTGAAGTTGAGAAGCATGCTCGCAAGCTGCTGGAGGAATGGGCTGCAAAAGTGGCGGCCGGTCACCAGATTCCGGATCCGGTTCTGAGCATCCAGGCTAAGCCAGAGCCGATACAAACACCAGCCGACACAGGGGAGAGTGCTTACCACCCTCCCGGGAAAAGCTTCGGATGCATGCCGAATGCCGCCACCCTGGGAGGACTGACACCGGCCCAGTGGCTGATGGAGGAATACCGGCGAGGGAAAGCGGCAGGACTCATCAAATAGCAAAGTAACACCGGCGCGGCAGCGCATTTTTTTACGCCTGTATAATTACCTTGAGGGTAACAAAATGTGCGCATGACTATTGATTTTAACCCGTATATGGAATTTAATTACCTGAGAGGTAAATCATGAGAAAGCAGTTACAGGCTCTTGGTCGACTCAAGACAGGCCAGATGAACAAGACGGAAGAGGATTATGCCGCACACCTGAAGCGCATCACAGGTACTGTCATCGCCTGGTACAAGTTTGAAGGTATCAAGCTGCGCCTGGCTGACAACACGTTCTACACGCCAGATTTCGCAGTGATGCTCACCACCGGCGAGATGGAGCTACACGAAGTGAAAGGGTTCTGGACCGACGACGCCAGGGTAAAAATCAAGGTCGCCGCCGACATGTACCCATTCACGTTCAGAGCGCTTAAGCCAATACCAAAAAGCAAAGGTGGCGGATGGAACTGTGAAACGTTCTGAAATAACGATCCTTTTTGATATCAACGTAATCAATAACTTATACGGGTAAGCGGGGGTAAATATGAAACCGAGTTATGAAGAGCTTGAAGCAAGATGTGCTGCGCTGGCTGCGGAGAATGCGGGGCTGAAGGATATCAACGCATGGTGCAAAACAGATGCATTCAAAAACATGTACCGCGAGTTTAAAACCGCCGAAGCTATTGGGTGCCACGACGTTGATTGCATGCATGACGCAATGCTGACGGCGATAATGCATGCACCAAAAACCCCGGCGACAGACGCCTTCCTGGCTGAAGTGCGGGCGCAGGGCCTCAACGCTTTCATCCAGCATCGCAGTGCAGAACTGGATGCGCATATTAAAAACGGTGGTGAGCAGTTCGACGAAAAATCAGTACGCATCAGAGACATCATCGTCTCAGCCCGCTTGTTCAGGGAGCAGATTCGCAAGGAGGCTTTAACTGCTGAATCAGCGCGCGAATCAGGAAACATCATGCTCATCATAGCCGCTCGTATGGCTCGTCGTGAGCTCTTCACGCCACTGCATTGCGTCAGCGAGCTGCCTCAGAAAGTGGTCAGCATGCGCGTATTCCGCGAGGCGCTGGAAAGGTCTGAGGAAACTCTACAGCGTGAAGTATGCAAAATCGTGGACGGCCACGATCGCTTGCAAAAGAAGCTGAAAGAGGCTGAGGCAAAGCTGGAAGCCGCAGAGAAGCGGATCGCTGAGCTGGAGCGCAGCGAATTACAACTTATTGATGAGCGAGACAATGCAGAATCTGCATTGGCAGATATGTACCAGGCTGCAACCGGCGAGCGCCCGGAGTGGAGCAATATGTTTGGTTTCGCCGATGCTGTTGAAGCGGTTGAAGATAGACTGGCGACACTTGAAAGCGGTCAGGATCAGCCAGTGATGTTTATCGATGGTGATATCTCATCCGCTGATGCTGACAAACTGGTGGCTGTAATTCGTGAGTTCAGCGAAGAGGCAGAAACCCCAGCGGCACGAATGGCGCGGATTATTCGTGAGAACCCGCATCCGACAAACATGTGCGATATGCCAACCGCAGCCGGTAAAGGAGAGTGAATGTGAAAAATTATCTCAGCAATTTAGCCAGCATGCTTCAGGGGATTGCAGGTGTCATTTCAGACGGCGAGCGGGTGCAGAAAGAGTGCCCTGCGCACTTAAAGTCAGCACTACTCGAGGCTTCTCACGCGCTAGATGGTCAATCGGTCAGGGTCAATTATCCGCCTAATGGAAAGCCTGAAATTGTTAATGCGCGCGGACACCATCGACCGCTTACCTTGCGGGAACGAGTGGCAATCCGCTTACTTGGTGGCAGGACGGAGATTCGCCCATGAGCACTATTACCAAAAAGCAGCGCGCAGAGCTGCGCATGAAGTTCGGTGGTCGCTGCGCTTACTGTGGGTGCGATTTGCCGGAAAAGGGATGGCACGCTGACCACGTCGAGGCTGCATTGCGTAAGTGGAAATTCGGCGAGCGACAGACTGATGGAACCAGGCGTACAGTAGCAACAGGAGAGTTCTGGCGACCTGAGAATGACGCTATCGAAAACATGTTCCCGGCCTGCGCTCCATGCAATCTGTTTAAAGCGACTTTCACAGTAGAAGGGTTCCGTGAACAGGTGGCGGCTCAGGCGGAGCGTGCGCGCGCCTACAGCGTCAATTTCCGAACGGCAGAGCGTTTTGGTCTGGTTGAGGTAGTCGATAAGCCAGTTGTTTTCTGGTTTGAACAGTATCAGGAAGGAGCAGTGTCATGAGCACTATTACCAAAGAATGGCTGCAGCAGGCCATCAACGATTATGAAAGCGTTCGTGATGAGCTTCCTTTCGGGCTTGATGATTATCAGGAGAACATCCTTGCCGCTCTACGTATCGCGCTGGCATCGCTCGAAGCGGAGGCTGTGTCAAATAGTGGCTCAGAAGCTTTGTTTTTTGAATATACCGGTTCGGGGGATTTTTACGGATATGGATTCTATCGTGATGGTGTAGAGGTTGATGTGGATATTACTGAGCCCTTATACACCGCCCCGCCAGCGCCGGTATCTGTGCCTGATGATGTGATGGCAGCAATGCAGAAAGTTGCGCGTATTCGTCTCGATCTGAATGACTTCGACGGCGACAAGCGAGGCATTTTAGATTGCCTTGGCGACGCGGAAGAGGCGCTGATAGAGGTTGTTAATCGCCGCGCCGCCATGCTTCAGGGTGCCGATGGCAACTCTCCGGTGATTCCGGATGGTTGGAAACTGGTTCCTATTGAATTGACGGGTGATATGACCAATGCAATGAGCGAAGCGATTCTTGATGATCTGCATAACGTCGATGTGTGGCGCAGCGTACTCGCAGCAGCACCGCAGCAGGAGGCGGAATGAACGATTTCGCTAAGCGAGTTCAGCGTCTTGAGGATGAGCGCGGTAAGACCATCACCACTGAGGTTGAGCTTATTTCATACGTCAAAGAGCGCAGCACTGGAAACTCTGAGGCCCGTTACTACGTTAAGCACAGCAACCAGAAGACGGTGCTTGAGCAGGCAATGGTGATAAACAGGGATGGTTTTGGTAATCATCAAGCCAGCATCATCATCACTGATTTCCCCGGGCAGAAAACTCCGGAAGAAGCGGCACTAAAACTAGCTGATTGGTTAAAGCGCCTGGGTTGGTCCATTGAAGCTAACTTCAAAAAGCCAGGGGTGGATGATGCCTAACCCATTCGACGCGGCAATGTTCGTGCTGCTGGCAATCGGCGCACTTCAACAAATGGGGTGGTGGCCATGGTGAGCAAACTCAAACAGCGGCGCTTGCGCCGCCTTAAAGCGGATGTAGCCTGGTGGCGGGAGGAAGCAGAGGATTGCCGCTCCCGTCTGCTGGAACTTGCCGGTGAAATCGACAGGCTCAAAAAACTGGTCATCCGCGTGCCTATGCCGGTGGTGGTGCCAACTCAGTCTGCGGCATTCATCGGGATTGATCTTTCTGGTGGTGCAGACCAGACAGCGGTAATCGAAATAGAAAACGGGGAGGTTCTGAAATGGTCACGGTAAACCGGGAAACACTGGCCGCCCATATCGCCGAACTGGAATCTGGCCCGCGCTCGATGAAGGAGGATTACCAGTTATGCGCATTCAGGACGTTACTCAGCTATATGCGCACTTGTCGTCACACATACGGACGTATTTACACCACCAACTGCTGTCCAATGTGCGGGGAGAAACTAAGCAATGGCTAAGACCGCAGCAGAGCGCAAAGCAGCGCAGCGGGCCCGCCAGGCGGAAGCTGGTTAGCGCAAGCTTGAGCTGGTGCTCGATGAGCAGGAAATGGAGATGCTGGCGCGCAACTGCGCCGGGCGCCGACCAGGCCGTGAGCCATACGAATTGAGCGAGTACATCGCGCTGCTGATTCGACAGGATGATGCCCGGGTTCGCGGCCGCATCAAAGCTATCAGCGCCAACCGGTGCGGCAAGTGCGGTGACAAATTGCCAGTTGCCGACTGCTGCCTGAAGGAGGAAGAGTCCTGCTGGGCAAGGCTTGGCTGGCACGAAACGAAACTTGTGGTGTGACCTGTCACGGCATATTGACTAAATCCTCACATGATTATACTGTTTAAATGTACAGTATTTTTTTGTGAGGTTCCATTATGGGCTTTCCATCTCCGGCAGCAGACTACGCAGAAGCAACTCTCACCATCACCAGCCTGTGCGGCTACGACGGCAACTGCCGCACCATCGAGACGTCGGCTGGGTACGCAATCATCAACGTTTCGCACAAACCACATCCGGGTGACACCGTGCTGATTTCGTATTGCGGCCGCACAGAGTTCGCCATTGTGCAGGGAAAGGCGCTGATCACTCCTGACGGTGAAGCGCTGGAAGGTGAAGCGCTGGACGACACAACAGTGCACGGAGTGGTGACCCACTTCCTGAACCGCGTAGACAATCAGCGGCCAGACCCGATACCAGTCATGTAACATCTGCGCGGGCGTGATAGTATTACCTGCATGGTAATAAAATTACTCAGGTGGTAATGATGGCCGCGACACCAAAACCGCATAAGCGCAAATCTACGCAATTTGAGCCTCTCAGTGTTCTGAAGGAGGCTTATTGCCAGGAATACATCAAGTGCCCGGAGAATCAGACTCAGGCGGCGATTAATGCCGGGTACTCTCCCAATACAGCGGCGAAATTTGCCAGCCAGAATATGCGCGATGAGCGCGTCCAGAAAAGAATCGCCGAGCTGATGGAGGAGCGCAACAAGCGCATGCGAGTCAGCGCTGATTACGTCCTCATGCGCCTGGTGGAGATCGACCAGATGGATGTGCTGGATATCCTGAACGACGACGGAAGCCTGAAGCCTATCCGCGAGTGGCCTAAAATCTGGCGCACCACGCTTAGCGGATTCGACCTTTCCTCAACCATCATGAACATGAACGAGGATTCGATAGAGACCATCCTCAAAAAAATCAAATGGCCGGACAAGGTGAAGAACCTCGAGCTCATCGGTAAGCACGTCGACGTCAACGCGTTTAAAGAGCGCCTGGAGGTTTCCGGCACGGTCACCATCGCCGACCGCATGGCCGCCGCGCGCCGCCGCGTTAAAAAGCAGGCTGGTGGTGAAGAATGACAGCAGCAGCCATGTCGCCGGAAGATCAGCTCGTAGAGGATATCGCATCCTTCACGCACGACCCGCTGGGCTATGCGCTGTATGCGTTCCCGTGGGGCGAGGATGGCACAGAACTGGCACACGCCACCGGGCCGAGAAATTGGCAGGCTGACGCATTCCGCGAGATACGCGATCACCTCCAGAACCCCGCGACGCGTCACCAGCCGCTGATGCTGGCCCGCGCATCCGGCCACGGTATCGGTAAATCGGCATTCATCTCGATGCTTATCAACTGGGGCATGTCCACCTGCGAGGACTGCAAGGTGGTGGTTACCGCCAACACCGACAACCAGCTGCGCACCAAGACCTGGCCGGAAATCATCAAATGGTCGAACCTGGCTATCACGAAAGAGTGGTTCACCTGCACAGCCACGGCGATGTACAGCAACGATCCAGGCCACGACAAACGCTGGCGCGCTGACGCTATCCCGTGGTCAGAGCACAACACCGAGGCGTTCGCCGGCCTGCATAACGAGCGCAAGCGCATCATCGTAGTATTCGACGAAGCGTCCAACATTGCCGATCTGGTGTGGGAGGTTGCTGAGGGTGCGCTGACGGACGAAGACACCGAAATCATCTGGGTGGCGTTCGGGAACCCGACGCGTAACACCGGGCGCTTCCGCGAATGCTTCCGCAAATACAAGCACCGCTGGAAGTGTGCGCAGATTGACAGTCGCACCGTGGAAGGCACGAACAAACAGCAACTCCAGAAATGGGTGGATGACTACGGCGAGGACAGCGACTTCGTGAAGGTCCGTGTGCGGGGGATCTTCCCTGACGCGTCTGAGCTGCAGTTCATTCCGACCGGCCTCACTGACGAAGCAATGAAGCGGGTGGTGACCGCTGCGCAGGTGGCGCACGCACCGGTTATTATCGGCGTCGACCCGGCGTATTCCGGCGTGGATGACGCGGTGATATACCTGCGCCAGGGGCTGCACAGCAAAGTGCTATGGACAGGCAACAAGACCACCGATGATCTGATTATGGCGAAGCGCATAGCCGACTTTGAGGACGAATACAAAGCCGATGCGGTATTTATCGACTTCGGTTACGGAACAGGATTGAAATCAATTGGTGATGGCTGGGGGCGTTCCTGGCAACTGATACCGTTCGGTGGCGGCTCCACCGATCCCCAGATGCTCAACAAGCGCGGCGAGATGTTCAATAGCTGCAAAACGTGGCTGAAAATTGGTGGCGCACTGGATGACCAGGAAACCGCTGACGACCTGTCTGCTGCTGAGTATAAAGTCAGGGTGGATGGCAAGATAGTTATTGAACCGAAGGAAGACATCAAAGAACGGTTAGGCCGCTCGCCTGGTAAGGGCGATGCGCTGCTGCTGACATTTGCTTTCCCGGTGTCGAAGCGGATGCGTATTCCAGGGCAGGAGAGCCAGCATGGGAAAGCGGTCACAGAGTATGATCCGTGGAAATAACAAAGCCCGCGCATCGGCGGGCTGATTGTGACATGTCACGGAGCTAAAAGCCGTCGAATTCGTCTTTCATTTCTCGCTCAGTTTCTGCTTCAGCAGATAACCTTCCAGCATCCAGATTTTATTCACCGCGTTTTCGCGCGCAATTTTACGCCCGATCTCCGGGTCGAAGTTTTCTGGGCTTGCGCAGGAACTTTCGCCGGTGACGGTGAAGCCGTTGCGCAGCACCAGGACACAGAAGGTTAAAAGCTTTAATGAGGCTGGAACTTCTGAGTAATCAAGCCCAGCCTTTAAAAGCGCAGCCTCGCCTACAACGCCTGATGCCGCCGTGAAGTAGTGCTCGCTAATAATCACGCTTTCAATATGCTGCGGCGTAACGCGCGGAGCGGTTAAGCCTTTGGCCTGAATTTCAGATTCAATATCTTTGTCACTCATGATTTTCACCTTAAAAAAATGCCCGGACGAACCGGGCGAATAATCAACGGAGTGCCTACCTTGGCAGTTACGTGTTTACAGCGCAACGTCATCGGAATGGCGTTCTGCTGTAAAAAGGGCGGTGGTCAGAAGTTGGAGCAACTGCCACCGCCAAGACTACACACAGCATCTGGTACAGCTACTCCTGGTTTACCACGCTGGCTACGTGATTAGGTTGTGGCCGGTAACCAGCCGGAGATTTCCAGCCTCTTCTTTGCTTCAGGTGCCAGGCTGGAAATCTACTTCCACAACGGAAAGAGCACTGCCTGAGATGGATATTCGCGCCCAGGTGTGAAACGCAAACATCAGTGCTCTTACCTGTTATGGCCTCGTCTCTTCCGAGGTGTCACACCTGATCGCCACGCTGGTGAAACGTCTCTGGCTGTCGTACACAACTGGCTTGCACATTCCGGCTACCCGCTTGGACGTAAACAGCAAGGAATCCATTGGACCGCTGCGGCACATGTGCCATATGCCGTACTGCTCACACCTGTAAGCGCACTCCGCCAGTTAACAAACCGATCACCATCAGTGAAAGAGGAATGCGCTTTCATGTTGTGTTACCTGAAGGGTAATAATTGCACGGCATTATGTCAATACACTACGTAAAATAATCCGTATATGGTTAAATTGGTAATAATTTAATCGTGTGTGAGGTTATCGCTATGTGTATCGGCAGCAAGCCATCAGTGCCAGCGGCACCAGAAGTTCAGGCCGCACCTCAGGCCCAGGATGCCGCTGTGGTTGATGCGCGTTCTGAGGAAGAGCGCCGCCGCCGCGCAGCAGCAGGCACAAAATCGACAATGCTCACCGGTGCTCAGGGCGACACCTCCGCAGCCAACACCAGCGGTAAAACGCTGCTCGGTCAGTAACGGAGACCTGAGAGATGGCGGAAACCGAAAAAGAGCGACTGCTGAAGCAGCTCGCACAGCTGAAGACTGAGCGCACATCGTTCGAGCCGCACTGGCGCGACCTGAGCGACTTTATCAATCCGCGCGGTTCCCGCTTCCTGACGTCTGACGTTAACCGTGACGATCGCCGCAACACCAATATTGTTGACCCTACCGGCTCAATGGCTCAGCGCATCCTGTCCAGCGGCATGATGTCCGGCATCACCAGCCCGGCCCGCCCGTGGTTCAAGCTGGCAACGCCTGACCCTGACATGATGGATTACGGCCCGGTGAAAGTCTGGCTGGAAGTCGTGCAGCGCCGCATGAACGAGGTGTTCAACAAGTCGAATCTGTACCAGTCTCTTCCAGTGATGTACGCCAGCCTGGGTACTTTCGGCACAGCCGCTATGGCCGTGTTAGAAGATGACCAGGATGTGATCCGCACAATGCCATTCCCGATTGGCAGCTACTACCTGGCAAACAGCCCGCGCGGCAGTGTCGATACCTCCTTCCGCCAGTTCTCCATGACCGTGCGCCAGCTGGTGCAGGAATTCGGCCTGGATAACGTGAGCTCGTCCGTGAAGAGCATGTGGGATAACGGTACGTATGAGACGTGGATAGAGGTTAACCACTGCATCACGCCAAACATCAACCGCGACAGCGGCAAGATGGACAGCAAGAACAAGCCGTTCCGCTCTGTCTATTTCGAGACCGGCGGCGACTCCGACAAGCTGCTGCGTGAATCCGGGTTCGATGAATTCCCGATCCTGGCTCCGCGCTGGGAAGTGAACGGAGAGGACGTTTACGCATCCTCCTGCCCTGGCATGCTGGCACTCGGTCAGGTTAAGGCCCTTCAGGTTGAGCAGAAGCGCAAAGCTCAGCTGATAGATAAAGCCACTAACCCGCCGATGGTTGCGCCGTCGTCGCTGAAGAATCAGCGCGTTTCCCTGCTGCCAGGTGATGTGACTTATATCGACGTGGTGAGTGGCCAGGACGGTTTCAAGCCTGCCTATCTGGTCAACCCGAATACCGCCGACCTGCTGGCTGACATTCAGGACACCCGCCAGACCATCAACAGCGCCTACTTTGTCGACCTCTTCATGATGCTGCAAAACATCAACACCCGCTCCATGCCGGTGGAAGCAGTGATCGAGATGAAGGAAGAAAAGCTGCTGATGCTCGGCCCGGTACTGGAGCGCCTGAACGACGAAGCGCTAAACCCGCTTATCGATCGCGTGTTCTCCATCATGGCACGCAAGAACATGCTCCCGCCTCCGCCGGACGTTATGCAGGGCATGCCGCTGCGCATCGAATACATCTCCGTTATGGCGCAGGCGCAGAAATCTATTGGCCTCACAAGCCTGTCGCAGACCGTTGGGTTTATCGGCCAGCTCGCACAGTTCAAACCTGAAGCGCTCGACAAGCTCGACGTGGATCAGGCTATCGATGCGTTCTCCGAAATGTCAGGCGTATCGCCGACCGTCATCGTTCCGCAGGAGCAGGTGCAGGGCATTCGCGAAGAGCGCGCTAAACAGGCTCAGCAGGCGCAGGCCATGCAGATGGGTATGGCAGCGGCTCAGGGTGCCAAGACGCTCAGCGAGACGCAGACCACTGACCCAAGTGCGCTTACCGCTCTCACTAACGCAGCAGGAGCGGCGCAGCAATGACGGACTTTGATGAAGAGGAACTGCGCATTCAGAACGAGCGGAAGAAGCACGATCTGGAGCAGCGAGAGAAGGACGACATCAAGTTCGTCATGGATAGCGAGCAGGGACGCCGCGTCGTGTGGGGTCTGCTGGAGAAAGGTCAGGTGTTCGGTACCTGCTTCAACGTTGACCCAAACATCACAGCATTCAACGAAGGGCAGCGCAACCTGGCTCTGGTTCTGTTTCAGCGCGTCATGACGCACTGCCCCGATCAGTATCTGAAGATGGCCGCAGAGGCCAGTGAACAGGAGTAACCATGAATTTATTTGAACGTTTGCTGCATCGCCGTCTTTGCAATGAGCAACCAGCTGATGGTGGCGCTGCACCGGCGCCGTCTGAGCCAGCAACACCTTCTGCCGAAGCTACAGCACCTGCAGGCGAACCGGCGAAACAAGAAGGCGAACAGCGCCAGGCTGGCAAGTCTCAGGACGACAAACCAGCTGATGGTGAAAAGCCAGCAGACAAGCCTGCTGAAGAAAAAGACCAGAAGCAGGAAGGCGCTCCGGAGAAATACGAGTTCAAGGCTGGTGAAGGCGTTGAGCTGGATACCGAAGCGCTGAAGGACTTCGAACCGGTTGCCCGCGATCTGAACCTGACCAATGAGCAGGCGCAGAAGCTGGTGGACGCGTACCCGAAAATTCTCGCCGGTGTTCAGCAGCGTCAGGCAGAAGCCTGGCAGGCGCAGACAGAGCAGTGGGCTGCTGACGTGAAGGCTGACAAGGAGATCGGCGGAGACAAGCTGACCGCAAACCTCAGCGCTGCGCAGCGTGCACTGGACCTGTTCGGCACGCCAGAGCTCAAAGAATACCTGAACACGACCGGGCTGGGTAACCACCCTGACCTGGTTAAGACGTTCGTGAAAATCGGCAAAGCCATGTCTGAAGACGGCATGGTCGATGGCAGTAATCAAGGCCAGCGTAGTGCGGCCGAAGTGCTCTATGGCAAATAAGAGAGGATATAACCATGGCTGTTAAAGGCTTAACTGCGCTGACGCTGGCAGACTGGGGTAAGCGCATCGACCCAAATGGGAAAATCGATAAAATTATCGAGCTTCTCAGTCAAACCAACCCGATCCTTCAGGATATGCTGATTGTTGAAGGTAACCTTCCAACCGGTCACCGCACCACCATTCGCTCTGGTTTGCCGCAGGCTACCTGGCGCTTGCTGAACTATGGTGTGCAGCCAAGCAAGTCAACCACCGTCCAGGTTACCGACTCAGTCGGCATGCTGGAAACATATTCAGAAGTCGATAAGTCTCTGGCCGATCTTAACGGCAACACTGCTGAATTCCGTCTTTCTGAAGACCGTGCATTTATCGAAGGCATTAACCAGCAGATGGCTCAGACGCTGTTTTACGGCGATACCAGCGTGAACCCGCAGCAGTTCATGGGCCTGTCCTCCCGTTACTCCAGCAAGTCTGCTGGCAACGGACAGAACATTATCGACGCTGGCGGTACCGGTACCGATAACACCTCAATCTGGCTGGTGGTATGGGGTGAAAACACCGTACATGGCATCTTCCCTAAAGGTCAGAAGGCTGGCCTGAAGATGGAGGATAAGGGCCAGCAAACGCTGCTTGATTCCAATGGCGGGCGCTATGAAGGCTACCGTACCCACTACAAGTGGGATAACGGACTTTCCCTGCGCGACTGGCGTTACGTTGTCCGCATCGCAAACATCGATGTTAGCGATCTGTCGGTGCCTGGATCAGCAGCAAATATCGTAAGCCTGATGGTGAAAGCACTGCACCGCATTCCAAACCGCGGCATGGGCAAGCCGGTGTTCTACATGAACCGCACCGTTGCCCAGGCTCTCGATCTTCAGTCTCTGGACAAAGCCTCTCTGGCTCTGACCGTAAAAGAGACCGAAGGCGAATGGTGGACCGCGTTCCGTGGCATCCCAATCCGTGAAACCGATGCGATTCTGGAAACAGAAGCGCGCGTTGTTTAACGCCTGTCATTAACTGATGGGCCTTAACCGGCCCATGAATGGAGAAAGAAAATGATCACCGACAAACTGTTGATGTTCTCCGAAGCGCAGGCGGTTACGGCTTCTGCTGCTTCCACTGACGTTATCGACCTTGGCCCTATCGACGGCACCCGCCGCGATATCGGCGTTGGCGAGCCTCTGGAGTTCTGGGCAAACGTGAACACTACTGCAACTGCAGCTGGTGCCGCAACCCTGAACGTTCAGTTGCAGACCAGCCCGGATAACTCCACCTGGACCACGCTGTACGACAGCGGCACGCTGGCACTGGCGGCGTTGACAGCTGGTAAGCGCCTGTTCTCTGCCAAGGTTCCGGCAGGTGTTCAGCGCTATCTGCGTGTCAACTACGTGGTCGGTACCGGCCCACTGACTGCTGGTGCGTTCACCTCGGGTATTAACCTGGATGTTGACAACAACACTCCATACTACCCAATCCGCTCCAAAGTGACAGGTTAAGGTGGTTGTGATGGAAAAAGCAAAATACCGCGTCCTGCGCTTGTCCCATATTCACAACAACCTCTGGCCTGAAGGCTCTGAGATTGAATATGACGGTGAGCCAGGATCGGCGCTTGAGCCAATCAACGCAGCGGCGAAGGCGGCAAAGAAAAAGGCAGACCAGAAGCGTGGAATCGTGCCCGTTGATTCTCAACCTGAGCAAAAGGTTGAAGATGAGGTCGCTGAAGAGACAGGCAGTAACGATGCCAATACCTTCAGTGAAGATGAAGCCTCGCTACGCCAGCAGTACGAAGAACTTTTCAACAAGAAGCCTGGCAACATGAATGTTGAAACGATCAAAAAACTTATTGCTGAAGAACGGCAGAAACTGGGAGTCTAAGCCTCGCTAAACAAACAGGGGGCTTCGGCCCCCTTCTTGCAGGAGTCCGTTATGGAACTGGTAAACCTCAAAACCGGCACCGATACCTATCAGGATGAGGATGGAAAAACCCAGACTCGCGATGATTATCCGTGGGGCTTGTGCATTGAGCTGAAAAACGAGACGCTCGCCAAGCTCAAGGCAACGCCACAATCCGTAGGCACTGAAGTGATGATCACCGCTAAAGCCATCATTCGCTCCACTTCTACCCGCGAAACGGAAGATGGCATGCAGCATAACGCCAGCTTGCAGATCACTGACATGGCACTCAGTCCGGTATCTGGTGAACAGCCCAAAACCGCCGCGCAAACGCTCTATGGTGGGGAGGATGATTAATGGCCTCCGTTATCGAGATCTGCAACCGTGCGCTGAGCAATATCGGCAACAGCCGCAGCATTAACAGCCTGAACGAGGCCAGCAAAGAAGCCGACCAGTGCTCCCTGCATTTCGATGCGTGTCGCGATGCTGCGCTGGCTGACTTCGACTGGAACTTTGCCACCAAACGCCTGGCGCTGGCAGATACCAATAATCCTCCGCCGGACTGGCAATACGCATACCAGTACCCGACTGACTGCGTGCGCATCACCGAAATTATGGTGCCCGGTGTTCGTAACCCTACGGCTGCCATGCGCATCAACTATGAGGTAGGGGCCAACGCGGACGGAACTGGTAAGCTGATCTACACCGACCAGCCGCAGGCATGGCTGAAGTACATTGCGCGCGTCACCGACGTGAACATGTTCGACCCAATTTTCATGGAGGCGCTTTCCTGGCGTCTGGCGGCCGCCATCAACATGCCACTCACCGGTAGCGCAGATCTCGGCAACAACGCGCTGAACATGTACCGAAACGTCATCCTGAGCGCTGGCTCGCATAGCCAGAACGAATCTCAGGAGCCGCAGCCGCCAGTCGATGAGTTTACTGCAGCGAGGTTGTCATAATGGCTATCAGTTGGATCCAGCCGAGCTTTGCAGGCGGTGAGATTGGCCCGTCTCTGTACGGCCGTATTGATATGTCAAAGTATCAGGTGGCGCTGCGCAAGTGCGATAACTTTATCGTGCGTCAGTATGGTGGGGTTGAGAATCGCCCGGGCACGCGCTTCGTCGGCGAAGCAAAATATTCTAACAAAAAATGCCGCCTCATCCCGTTCCAGTTCTCGACCGTTCAGACCTATGCGCTGGAGTTCGGCGACGGTTACATGCGGGTTATCAAAGACGGCGCGTATGTGCTGAACAGCAGCAATGTAATCTACGAGCTGGCTATGCCGTATGCAGAGGCCGACCTGTTCCGCATCAAATTCACACAGAGCGCCGACGTGCTTACGCTGGTTCACCCTGCCTACCCGCCGAAAGAGCTGCGCCGCTACGCGCACGATAACTGGCAGATCGTCGACGTCACCACCAAAAACGGCCCATTCGAAGATATCAACGTTGATGAATCAGTGAAGGTGTATGCCAGCGCCAGCACCGGCACAATTACGCTGACGGCCAGCTCTGCCATCTTTGGCGCTGAGCAGGTAGGTAAGCTCTTTTATCTTGAGCAGCCTGCTGTTGACTCGGTGCCAGTCTGGGAGACCAGCAAAACCACGGCTATCAACGACGTGCGCCGCGCTGACAGCAACTACTATCGGGCCAACACCGCCGGGAAGACTGGTACTCTTCGCCCATCGCATACTGAAGGCATGTCATGGGATGGTTGGGGGGGTACTGGCTCGAGCGATACTGGCATCCAGTGGGAGTATCTGCACAGCGGTTTCGGTATTGTGCGTATCACGACTGCGTCAGGCACTACCGCCACAGCCACGGTGATCAGCTATATCCCGTCTCAGGTAGTTGGCTCTGCGAATGGCAGTTACAAGTGGGCTCGGTATGCATGGAACAGCGTAAACGGCTACCCGAGCACGGTTGTTTACTACCAGCAGCGCCTGTATTTCGCCGCGTCTACCGCGTACCCGCAAACCATCTGGGCAAGTCGGACCGGCGATTATAAAGACTTTGGCAAGAACAACCCTATTCAGGATGACGATCGAATCATTTACACCTATGCCGGGCGTCAGGTGAATGAGATCCGCCACCTTATCGACGTTGGAACCCTTGTCGCTCTGACATCTAGCGGGGAATATGCGATATCCGGAGACCAGAATAAGGTCCTGACTCCGTCGGCGTTCTCGTTCAGCTCACAGGGAAATAATGGTTCCAGCAACGTGCCGCCGATCGCGGTGGCAAACATCGCTCTGTTTATCCAGGAGAAGGGGAGCGTAGTCCGCGATCTTGCTTACTCATTCGACGTGGACGGGTACCAGGGAACGGACCTTACAATACTGGCAAACCACCTGTTCCAGAAGCGCAGCATTGTCGACTGGTCATTCTGCATCGTGCCTTATAGCAGCGCATTCTGCATCCGCGACGACGGCAAACTGCTGGTATTGACCTATCTGCGCGATCAGCAGGTGTTCGCCTGGGCGCAGCAGTCCAGCGCCGGGAAGTACGAAAGCACCTGCTCTATCAGCGAAGGCAGCGAGGACGCTGTTTACTTCGTGGTTAACCGCACCATTAACGGGCAGACGAAACGTTACATTGAGCGCCTGTCAAGCCGCCTGTTTACAAGCGATGAAGATGCGTTCTTTGTCGATTGTGGCCTGAGCTATGACGGGCGCAATACCTCAACACGCACAATGACCATCAGCGGCGGCACCGGAGACTGGAGTTACCAGGTCGAATACCAGGTAACGATTACTGGCGGGGCTTATTTCGTCAACACGGACGTCGGTGCGCAGATCCAGTTCCCGTACTCAGAGACTAATCCTGACACTGGCGCGGTGGTGGCGAAAGAATTGCGCGGCGATATTATTTCGGTAACCAGCAGCACGGCGGTGGTTGTACGTTTCAACCGTGATGTACCTGCGGTGCTGCGGAACTCGGCCACGACAAACTGGCAAATGGCACGCCAGACCTTCAGCGGTCTTTCTCATCTGGAAGGTCAGACCGTAAACATCCTCTCAGACGCCAGCGTTGAGCCACAGAAAACCGTAACGGGCGGCGCTGTCACGCTGGAATCACCGGGCGCAGTGGTGCATATCGGACTGCCTATCACTGCTGAATTCGAAACGCTGGACATCAACATCAACGGGCAGGAAACGCTGCTGGATAAAAAGCAGGTCATTCCTACTGTCACGATGGTGGTCAACGCCAGCCGCGGTATCTGGGCAACCACGCCTGGCGGAACGTGGTACGAATATCCGCAGCGTGAGTTCGAGTTTTACGACGATCCGGTTGATGATGCCACCGGCAAGGTTGAGGTGAAGCTCGACAGCAACTGGGATAAAAACGGTCGTGTTAAGGTCAGGCAGACAGATCCTCTTCCGCTTTCCGTTCTGGCTGTAATACCACGCCTCACCGTAGGGGGATTCTGATGCTTAATGCTCAAATCGTACCAGCCACCGCAGAGCATATCGAAGCAATGCTGCCGCATGTCCGCCAGGCCGACGCTGATGAATTTCTGGCGACAAACGGATGGAGTCCTCGCCGCGTGCTCGAAACCGGTTTGCGCACGTCAACATTCTGCTGCGCCGGGCTGGTCAATGGGGAGGTGGTCACAATTTTCGGCGTGGCCCCGGCATCCATGATCGGCGGCAGCGGCATCCCCTGGCTGGTGGGCACTGATGCGCTGGAGAAATATCAGCGCACTTTCCTGCGCCGGTGCGGAAAAGTGGTCAATGCAATGCTGTCAGTTTACCCGTATCTTGAAAATTACGTTGATGCCCGCAACCACGTCGCGCGCGTATGGCTGCACTGGCTTGGGTTCACCATTGAAGAGCCGAAGCCATATGGCATCCACAATCTCCCGTTCCACCGTTTCCACATGGAGAGAAAATAATGTGTAGCCCGGCTATCGCTCTCGCTGGCGCCAGCGTCGCTCTGAGTGGCATCTCAGCTTATAACCAATACCAGTCAGGGAAATATTCGGCAGCGGTCGCTGAACAGAATGCGGACGTTGCGGAAGCCCAGGCACAGGATTCTATTAACCGAGGCAATGCTCAGGCAGATGAGGTGCGTCGCCGTAACCGGCAGGCAGCAGGAACCCAGGCGGCAACGATGGGCGCTACCGGTGCCGATCTGTCAACTGGCGGGGCGCTGGACATCTTCGGTGATACAGCTCAGTTCGGCGCGCTGGATGCGCTGACCACTGTGAACAATGCCCAGCGTGAGGCATACGGGTATCAGGTCCAGGCGGAGAACTACAAAGCCCAGGCCAGTTCATCACGCAAGCAGGGGAACATGGGGGCGCTGACGACACTGCTCACCGCTCCGTTGCAGGCATATGGCGCTTATCAGATGGGTGGCGGGACATGGTCACCGTTTACGCAGAAAGCAGCTCCAATCAGCGCTGCCGTCGGCACGCCAACCGGTCGATAAGGAGATATCGAAATGCCAACAGTACCAACAGTCACCGGTCGTCAGGTCGAAAGTCGTGGATTCCAGTCTCCTGGATTTCAGGCGTTCGAACAGCCCAATGTCGGCGACGTCATTTCTCAGGTTGCTCCAAAGGCCATGGATGTTTTCGCACAGGCCAAGCAGCGGGCTAATGTGGCTCTTTCTCAGGAGGCGAGCTTAAAGCTCAGTCAGGCCGAGGAGGATCTGAAGACCCAGCTTTATAGTCTGAAGGGACAGAACGCCATCGGTAAGGGGCAGGAGTTCACGCAGCAATATGATGAGCAGATCCAGTCCATAGCCTCATCACTACCTGATGATGCATCACGCCAGATGTTCATGCAGCAGGCGCAGCAGCAGCGCATTCAGTTTCAGGGAAACGCTGGCCGCTATGAGCAGGGTCAGGTAAGCGAGTTTGAAGGCAATCAATACGATGCCACCAGGCAGTTGCAGATCCAGAAAGAGGCTGATGCGTGGAATAATCCCCAGGAAGCTATTCTCGCAAAGAATATTCGCACAGTAGCAACAGCGAGATTCGGTGCCTCAAGAGGTTTGTCACAGGAGCAGATTCTGGCTGCGATTGAGAAAGATAATCAAGCCGCCACTGAGATGAGAGCTAAAAACTATGCAGTTGATAACCCGCTCGGGTGGATGAACGGTGAGTTTTCAGCAGATGATACCGGCGGTCTGGATATGCGATCTGTAGGTATCGTCGAGTCAGGCGGTAAGCATCTTAATTCAGACGGGTCAATTGTCACTTCTTCAGTTGGTGCTCAGGGCCGTTTCCAGTTAATGCCTGAAACAGGTAAAGAACTGGCCGCACGGCGTGGGCTGAAGTACAACCCGGAAGACGAGCAGCAACACACCATGCTGGCCTCGGATTACGCGCAGGAACTGTCAAACAAGTATGGCTCTGAATTACTGGCAGGAGCAGCATATAACTGGGGGCAGGGCAATGTTGACAAACTTATTGAGAAGGTTGGGGATCCAAGAAAAGGAGAGATATCCCAAGCCGACTTCATAAAGCAACTACCATCTGAAACGCAGGGTTGGATTTCACGATACCGTAAAAATAAAACCGGTATGGACCCCGTTACCGTTAATCAAATTGATAATCTTGCAAACGCTCAGATTGAGAAGCAGAGAAAACTGGTACTTAATGAGCTCGAACCGCTGCTCAACAATACAATGGCTCAACTCAATAATGGCGAAGTCCCTGATGCCGTTCCTTCTATCCCGGCGATTATGTTTGGCTACGGTGAGCAAGGGAAAAAAATGGTATCGAAGCTCGATATCGCTATGGACAATGCAAAAACTTTCCAGGCAATTCAGTACCTTTCTCCTGAACAGCAGCAGCAGGAATTACTCAAAAAGAAACCAGAGGTAAATGACCCTGAATATGCGCTCAAACTCGATGCGTATGGCAAGCTCGGCACGCTGGTGCAGAAAAGTAATGAAGCGATACAGGCGCAGCGTGATGCCCGTCGTTTTAACGAAGCGATGTCTTTGGGTGAGAAACTCGATCCTACCAATAAATCCATGCAAAAAGCCGCCGACGCCACGCCAACGGCGCAAAACTTCCGGATTAACGACGCCACCACCCATGACGGGATTGTGCAGCAGGTGGCCCAGACCGGGATCATTCCTTCGCAGGTAACCACCCAGTTATCGGCGATATCCCGCGCGCGCAGTCCTGAGGCGGTCCGTCAGGGGGCTGAGTTATTTAATCGCCTCTATGACGCAGACCCAGCATCTGTCGGCGAAATGCCCAAGGATATGCAGGGATTTTATCTCACCGTTAAGCAGCTAACTGATTCTGGCATGGCACCTGAATCAGCTATAGAACAGGCTCATAACCTCTCATACAACCAGACCGATGCGCTCAAAGCGCAACTGGCATCAACCCAGAGCACAAAGGAATATAAAAAAGACCGGGCTAAGGCAATGGATTCAGCCGTAAGCAATATGTCTCCCCGGTATAGCTTTGGCGGACCATCGGCAGATGACTCAACTCCAGATGCTGCAAGATTCAGAAATGATTATCAGGCGCTGTACGACATCAATTACCGCACCACCGGCGGTAATGCGGATGCGGCCAAAAAAATGACTAACCAGCAGATCGCCCGCACATGGAGCATCAGCGAAGTTAATGGTAGCGCGAAGTTGATGAAATATGCACCAGAGGCGCTTTATAACTATGGGCCTTCTGGATGGCAGGCAGAGCAGTGGAAGGCAGATAAAGAGCAACTGATGTATGGCGACCGTAAGGTAGACATCACTACAAGCCCGACACAACTCGGGATCACCTCCGGCAACTCAGCACCTGTTACCAGTAAAACGCCGGAGTCGCGTATTGGCGGCGATCTGGAAATTACACCTGATGTGCTGACGGCCCGCAATGGCGATTACGCCATTATGGTGCGAACAAAAGATAAGGATGGTATTGAGGCGGTACAGCCGTTCTACGATTCTTACGGCAGGCCTATGCGGTGGAAACCCTCTTTGGATGAATGGGAACCATATAAAAAATCTATACAGGAAAGAGAGCAAAAAGATCAGGAAGAAATCATCAAGGGTCAGGAAATTCGCGGCTTTAAAGATAAACACCGTGCAATTGATGAACAGTATCGCAGGTTCCACGATGACCGTGTTAATCGCTTCAAAAACTATTTCTCATGGAGTATTGAATAATGCCTGTGTATTCCTCGCCAGAAGAACTGAGCAACGGATTTACTCCTGCTGGCAATGTTCTGCCAGAGCCGACAGGGTTTGATGTGCCTTTGCCTGAAGGAACCAACCCGGAGCCGCAGCAACCAGAACCATCGGTATGGGGCGCCGCCTTCCGCCAGAATAACCTTTTGGCCGAGATGTTCCGCCCGGCCAAGCAGTTTGAGTCGGTAGACGGTTATAACCCTTATGCTGATAAAACCGAGCTGCACGGATACGAACAATGGGGATCTGCTTTTGCTGATTCCCGTTCACCGGAAGAAACTGCCTGGCTTAAACAGCAGATTGACGACGAAAACGAGGACCGTCGGGTGCTTTCAGAGGCTGGCGGGGAGGGTGTCCTGGCCAGTATTGCCGCCGGGGTTGTCGACCCGGTTACAGTCGCTTCGATGTTTATTCCCGGTGCTCAGGGCGGTACAGTGGCCCGTATCGCGTCACAGGCTGCTATCGGTGCAGCTGCAACAGCAGCGAGCGAGGTTGCGCTGAACAACCAACAGATCACTCGCACGTGGGGGGAGAGCGCTTCCCACGTCGCAGCCGGTGCGTTGATGAGCGGGGTATTTGCGGCGGCGGGGGCAGCGCTGACATCCTCTGTTCGCACAGCGGCCACGCGTGAAGTGGCTGACGCGCTTGATAATATGAGTATCACGTCAGCGACGGACACGGCTGCTGCCTCGCTTCCAGAAGGTGGTAGCGTCGGCGCGGCGCGAATCAACGAAGCCACGCTCGAAGATCTCACTCCGGCAGCTGGCGGCCCGGTTGGTAAACTGGCGCGTAAGGCGGGTAGCTATCTGACACCATTCACCCGCCTGATGGAGTCACCGTCAAAGACATCCCGCCGTACGGCTCTTGAGCTGGCAGAGAATAATTACACACTTCAGGGCAATGCCCGCGGCATTGAGACACCAATTGCGGCGGAAACCCGTGTTCGCGGGTGGCGTCGTGAAGAGGCGGCCGTCGTGGTGACGAACAAACAGGCCTACAGCCAGTATAAAGCCGCCGGGGGCGACCTGAGTTTTTCACAGTTCCGTGAGGAGGTAGGTAACGCCATGCGCAGCGGTGATGTGCATGCTAATCCGGTGGTGCAGGAAGCGGCGCAGGCAATGCGCACCGTTGTTAATCGGGTGAAAGTGGCACAGCAAAAGTTTGGCCTTTTGCCACCTGACGAGGAACTGAAAGCCATCGGCCAGGAGAGTTATTTCCCTCGCGTGTACAAAGTCGGCAAGATCGTCAACGAGCGTGATAAATTCCGCGACATGCTGGTTGACTGGTGGTCGCGTGGTGAAAAAACCATGTCCCGCGAAGAGGCGGAAATTACGGCCGATGCCACGATCAATAAAATCGTCGGCGCAAAAATTCCCCAGGATTTCGCGAACGTCTTTATGGTGAAAGCGGCAGGAAGCACCCGGGCGCGTACGCTCAGTGTTCCAGATCGCCTGATGAAAGATTATCTGGAGAGTGACGCCAACTATGTGTTACAGCGACACATTCGCGAGGCATCGGCAGAGGTTGAGCTGACCCGCGCATTCGGTAACAAATCCCTGGAAAAGCAGCTCAAGGATATTCAGGACGAATACGATGCGCTGATGCGCCAGAATCCAAAAGACCAGGCAAAACTGGCGAAAGCCCGCGATAACGATATCCGGGATATCACAGCGCTACGAGACCGCCTGGCGGGTACCTATGGCATGCCTGACGATCCATCATCATTTTTCGTACGCGCTGGTGCGTTTCTACGCAGCGCTAACTTTGTTACCAAGCTGGGCGGTATGACCGTTTCCGCTATTCCTGATCTTGCGCGCGGTGTGATGGTTAACGGGTTTGGCAATACCATGCGCGGTTACTCTTCGCTTATCACCCGGTCACCGGCATTCAAGGCCAGCCGGGCCGAACAGTTAAAAATGGCCGTCGGGCTGGAAACCATCCTCCACACACGCGCACGCACGATGGGTGACCTTGTGGACAGTTCCGCCCGGACAACGGCAGTGGAAGCGGGTATGGAGCGTGTTACCGATGCGTTCGGCAAGCTCACGCTGATGGGTCACTTCGATGACATGAACAAATCGGTAAATGGTATGATCACGTCCGACGGTATTCTGTCCGGCGCGTTCGCTGGCCGCCGCCTTGCCAAGCTCGGCATTAACGAGAATATGGCCGCTCGTATTCGCAGCGAATTCGAAAAGCACGGCGAGGTAATCAATGGCTGGCATATCGGCAATTTTGAAAAATGGGGCGATCAGCACGTTGCAGGCGTTTTCCAGTCTGCAGTGCTCAAGGACGTTAACAATACCGTTATCACACCGGGTATCGGTGATACACCACTGTGGGCCAGCACGCCGCTGGGTAAAACTATCTTCCAGTTTAAATCGTTCGCTACCGCGTCCTACAACCGCGCAACGCTGGGCGGCCTGCAGGAGGGAACCGGTCAGTTTTATTACGGTACCGCATTTCAGATTGCATTGGGTGCACTGACGTACGCGCTTAAACAGTCTGCAAACGGCAAAGAGGTAGACTGGTCGCCGCAGAAACTTGCTATTGAGGGGATCGACCGATCCGGCATCCTCGGCCCTCTAATGGAATACAACAACATGGCTGAGAAGGCTACCGGGGGTATGGTTGGCCTTGGTGCGCTACTTGGCACCGGCACGCAGTCGAGATATGCCAGCCGTGGCTTTATCGGTTCTGCGCTTGGCCCAACGTTCGGCCTGCTCGATACCATTACCGACGTGACCGCTGGCGTACTCAATGGCGATGCCGGTGACAGGGTTCTCCATAATGTGCGCACACTTCTTCCTGGCAACAACCTGTTCTGGATTGCCCCGCTGATAAATCAGGTTGATCCTGGAATGAAGTAGTGTGACATGTCACAAATCCCGACTCTCGCCCACAAAAAAGCCCGCTTAGGCGGGCTTCGTCAGAAGTTCTTTGGCAGTCCAGCCTGCTTCAAAATTCCGTTGGCAGTATGTGGCGACACGATGGTAAACGGTACGCTGAACTTTTTTTGGCTTATGGGACTGAACCATATCTCATGGCTTCCTTTCCCCTGCCGGTCAAAGTAGCAACCAGCTGCGATAAGCAATTCCGTTAGCTTTGGATATAGTCCTGTTCCCATTTATCAGAGTGCGATCCTGTCAGAGTAGGACTGTTCCTGATTAAAAGACAGACTTATACGCGAAGGATTGCCACCGAAGCCGTTCAATTCGTACAGCTCTGGCGCTACTTCCCATACTCGCTCGGTCAGTTCTTCGTATGTTGCTGCTTCAGTAACAAGACCGAGAGCATCACATTCAGCCACCCACACATTTTCCTGATGGTCATGGCATACATTAACGTCGAAAGGCCGAGAAAACATAACAACAGTTGATTCTCTCATAAGAGCCTCCTCTTTACCTTTGGGGTAATATTACGCTATTGCTTGCCTGCCTGCAAACTGTACAGAATTATGTTATAGCCACATTACCCTTCAAACAAAGGCAAATCCTTGTGCCAGTAGCCTCAGAACCCGGCTGTGTTTTTTGGTGATGTACTGTGCGTGGGTGGGGATGTCGACACAGAACGTTATGTGCTTCTCACTTCCGTATTTTGAGGAGAATGAAAATCACAATTAAAGTAAATATTAGAAGTGGTATGCCATATGCACCTGATGGCGAGAGCAGCATATCCAAATGTGAAGTATTACTAACTACCGTTTGTGGTGGTGGGTTTGTGCCTTTTGGCGGTGGGACATCAAACCCCTCTGGTTTTGGTAACGCATTACCTGAAGGTACATAACCGTTGCTGTATTCATCTGGCGTTGAGAAAACTGGCATGGATTATCCTTACTGCTTAATTAGTTTTGTCAACCTTTTCGTGCAATTTCACCAACTCAGATCTTAAAAGCACAAGTGGTGTCATTGCATCCACGATCGCGATAGTAAGTTTATCAAATTCTTTTTGCCACTCTTCACTCTTGCCATCTTCAGGGAGTGATTTCGCTAACGCCCGGTAACGCTCAACCAGTTCTTTATGACTGCCAATGGCTACGGTCGGGGCTCCAGAAAGCGCATCCTCAATCATTTGCACGATCTCAGAATTCATGGAACGTCCGTTGCTTTTGGCTCGTTCAGCTACAGCGTCGCGCATCCCATCGGGGAAACGAACAGTGAATCGCTCTATAAAAGCATGGCTATCTTTTTCTATCATTTTCATGTGCCGAAAATTTTAATAAAAATACAGTAGCATCATATTGACATCATCATCAATGGCATCATAATGATGTCATGACGTCAAAATGATGCTATCAACCCAAGAGGAAATATCAGTATGGATAAGAACGATGCAAAGCTGACCCTTCGTTACCCACAGCAGGTGAAAGAAGCGTTTAAGAAAATCGCAAAAGAAGAGGGGCTTTCTGAAAACTCAGCTTTAGTTCAGGCTCTTGTGTGGGCTTTAAAGTTCAGAGAGAAGATGAATCATGCGCAGTAAAAACAGCGAAGCCCCGTTGGCTGGCACCTCCGGGGCTTCAAAATCGTCAGCAACTTACAGGTAAACCGACATGAATACTTTAGCACTGAAGCAAAATCATTGCACCATCAGCGTACCATTCCACGGCACAGATCTGTTTGTGGTTAACCACAACGGCGAACCATACACCCCTATGAAGCCGATTGTTGAAGGCATGGGTATGGACTGGGCTTCACAGTTTACGAAGATGAAGAAGCGTTTTAAATCAACCATTGTGGAAATCACAATGGTTGCCAGTGATGGTAAGTCTCGCGCGATGATCTGCCTTGCACTTCGCAAGTTGGCCGGCTGGCTCAATACCATCAGTCCAAACAAGGTAAAACCAGAAATCCGTGACCGCGTGATCCAGTATCAGGAAGAGTGTGACGATGTGCTCTACGAATACTGGACGAAAGGCCAAGTGGTTAACCCGCGCAAAGCTGTGAAGACTCAACAGGGTAAAATCACCGCTGATCAGCAGTATGCCATTAAAGAAATGGTTATGTCTCGCGGCCAGGCTCTCCCGAAGGATAAGCAGGCTAAGGCCATTATCACAATGTGGTCTGCGTTAAAATCTCACTTTGGTATTTCCTATAAAGATATCGAAGCTGGGCAGTTCAACGAAGCGGTTTATCTGGTTGCAAGAATCCCTCTTGAGGGAGAGTTGATATCCGCAAGAGATGTCCTTATTGCTGAAGAAAAATTGAGCGCTGAGGTAGTGGCAGCGATCCGTGGGGTCGTAAAAAACAATACGAAGCGATACGAGGCTTCTTTGAAGCCTGGCTACCGCGAGCATATTCATTCACCTGAAGGCGTCCTTGGCCTGACGGAACATTCCCTGCTGATGAATCTGCTTCGCCAAATGGAAGATGATGGTCATGATGTCTCCGGTGCGGCGGCGGAGTTGACGACGATTTTCTGCTATGTGACCGGGGTTAGGCGCTGCATAAGCGACATTACTACCAACGCGCAGTATATTCTTAAGCAGGTGAATGATTTTTAGCAACGGAAGGGCCGAGCAGTCGGCCCATTCTTGAGGATCAGAACGTGAATAACCATATTAAAGACCTTTGCTTCAAAGATAACGAATCAGCATTTGAATACGCGTGTAAGTATTGCTCAACAGATATTGCAGAAAGACAAGGGCTTCTGGCACTTGTTATTACGGATCAGGAACCAGATGGTGATGGTAACGCCATATATGCAGTGAAGGTTTCATCCGATGACGGTGGGTTTATCGTTCCGGCTATTTTTATGGCAGCACAAGCAGATTCAGGTGCCTTAGAAAAAGGAGACCTTGTTATCTGGGTTCCATCACAGTACTCGGACGAAATGGCAAAAACGTTAGGCGATCCGAGAAAGGGATGGATGGGATATTTAGCAGCGAAAGCTGAACCAAAACTAACTCAGTCAGATGGATGGGGAATTCAGGTTCGCTACATCTAGTATACTGGGCCGCGTATGCGGCCTTTGCTTTATGTCGTTTCCTGCTTCAGTTTTTCCACGCAGTAATCAAGATGCATCTGCAGATCCTTCATGGACATCTGCGAGCTGGTTACGTAGTTCACCAGGGCAGTCAGCTCTGCCATCGGGCCATCAACATTAAAGCCGTCCTCATTCAGCTGTCGCAGCAACGTCATCAGGTGTGATTCTTCAACAAGGGAGCGGACGCCTCCCGGCGTGTGTATGCGTTCAGCAAATCCTTTTTCCAGCGGGTGATGATACTGACGTTGCATCTCATATTCTCCATGCAATTACTGTATGAATGTACAGTAGCAAAACTTTGAAACACTATCCAGTGGAGAAATGCGAATTACCTTATCGGTAATAAGTTACCTGTTTCTTATTCAATCAATTCATATAAGGTTTGGCAGGTAATAAACTGTCCAGATGATGCACGCGCGCCGGGCGCTGCTTTACTGGAGACAGGCCATGACGGTATCAACCGTAGTTGACCATAACGATTACACCGGGAACGGCGTTACGACATCCTTCCCGTACACCTTCCGCATATTTAAGAAATCAGATCTAACCGTATCGGTGATAGACCTGAGTGAAAATATCACGGTACTAATTCTGGACACTGACTATACGGTGACAAATGCTGGTGGTTATAGCGGTGGTAATGTAGTCCTTACTACTCCGCTTGCTACTGGCTGGAAAATCTCAATTGCCCGTGAGCTTGAGCCTACGCAGGATACAGACCTGCGCAACCAGGGTAAGTTCTTCGCTGAGGTGCATGAAGATGCGTTCGATAAACTGACGATGCTTATTCAGCAGGTCGGTAGTATGTTCCGTCTGGCACTGCGGAAGCCAACAAGTATCGCGAACTGGTACGATGCCCTTAATAACTACATCCGCAACCTGAAAGACCCGAGAGACCCACAGGATGCGGCAACTAAGAATTATGTTGATACACTTGCAGGAAATAATCTTAGCAAAACCTTGCGAGTTCCAGAAAACATACCATCTCTACCCAACGCATCAGTAAGGGCAAATAAAATGATTGCCTTCGACAACGCGGGCAACCCGTTTGTTGTCGTTCCCCCATCTGGATCTGCGTCAGATGTGCTTATTGAGCTTGCAAAGCCTACTGGCTCGTCTCTTATAGGTAATGCTTTTTATGCAGACATCAGAAATTATAATGGTGGATCAACAAAATTGTATTGCTCTGGTAGAGCATCTATAAACGATGGTGGTGAGGGTTGGTTCAAGTTGGTAACAGGGTCATTGGTAGATGATGATGGAATAGTTCTAGTAGGTGTCTCAGGAAGAAAATGGCTGAGATGCGATATTGCGGAGGTAAATATACTCTGGTTTGGCGCAGACCCATCAGGCATTAATTCATCAACAGCAGCAATTAAAAAAGCTATAGATGCAACATATGCCACAAATAACGGAAGACCAGACACTCTTCCTCCCGTTATTAGATTCCCTGCTGGAAATTATAATGTAGATGGTAAAATAGAAGTTTTTGATTTTGGTAATGGCGCGATAATATTTGATGGGGCATATATTAGCGGCACTTCCACGACATCGCAAGAAGCTCTTTTTTTAATAAATAACGCATCAAATCTTAAAGTAAGCGGTGTTGTAACTTTTACATGCAATGGCTTGTCTACTTATGATAGTGCTTTTAAGATTAAAGCATCACCGGGTGGAAGAATTAAGCCAGACACTGGAATTGTGTCACATGTGGACATCTCTGGAGTAACTTGTAGAGAGTCTCTAATTGCGTATGATATCGGTGAAAAGTCTAACGATGCACAGGTTGCAGAAATTAATTTCATTGGATGTGAAGCAATTTTTACTCCAATTGGAATAAGAAATGGTGGCTCTCAAACAGGGGCAACATTTACATCGTGTAATATTACAAGCGGATTTTGGCCGACATTTACAGGGAAAAAATACCGTATTATTGAGTGTAATGGTGGTCTTCTTTCTATCATAGGTGGTGAACTTGTTAATTCTGGTGTGCCAGTGACGGAAAGTAATAAAACAGGGTTTGAAATAAAGCCATCAATTTCTTCAGCATATATAAATCCTTATCCAGTTATATCTTTTTGCGGATCGCATATAGAGCTTTCAACTCAGTTACTAAATATTGGTAGCGGAGGTATTCCAGATGTTAAACTATCAAATATAAGTAAAATAGCATTTTCATCATGCAAAGGTTATGTTGACATGGACCCATCTGCTGATTTTATAAACATATATGATGACACCTATTCTGGAACAGTAACGATTGATGAAGGCTGTAATTTTTATGCGAATGGATCAATTACTAGAACTGGTCTTAACATTCGTTCGCTATCAAATAAATCAGTATATTCATGTGGAGAAACATCACTAGGAGTAGGCTTCAAGCATTGGGTTGGAGGGGCTGTTGGGGGGATCATGAAGCACAAAGAAGTGCCATTTGTTAAGGGTATCTCTCCGGTTCAATCTTGGGCGGCAGGTAGATTCGCCGTAGGTAATTTAACCGTTATTGGTACTGGCTCTCTTTCAAGATATGGATCAAGTATAAATGCAACCACAGGTGAAATTACAATTCCAAGCGGAGGATTTGAAAAGATTACAGTGTCAGCACTATTATTTAGTTCAGGATTAACTGGAGATATATCTCTATCACTAAATGGTGTTGATGTTGCTTTTGGTGCTGTAATAGGTAATACGGCAGTGATAAACGCAACACTGCCAAATCTTGTAAGCGGAGACAAACTACAGATAATTATTCGCGCCAACAACCCTGGCTCGTTTGTCTCAAACCCAAACAATAATATTACTCTACATGCTTCAAGTTAGCGATTAAAATTAGAAATGGGCTTTGATATTTCAAATAAATACCTAAACAAAATAGGTATAATCACTCCAAAAAAGAAATACAAAGTCCATGTTTTTGAATTTATGAAGTGATTTTCAATGGTAGCATATTTTATATCAAATAATCCAAGCTTAAAGAATGCAATATCAAGAAAAACAAATACACATATGTGATAAGACATTATTGATCTGCTATTTCTTCCTATGTATAAAAACAAAGGGCCAATGAGATTTGATTTTGCTAACGCATATGATATAAACGCCAACCCATGTATGCAAAGCACAGCCCCTAAAGACTGCATCAAAACACCTGTGGGGTATTTACTCCATGCCATTGTGAATGGTTGCACGTTTCCAGTATTGACAAGATATAAAAGAAGTAAAAACGATAACATAAATAAAAAATGGTTCATGAGCAACACTATTTTATTCCTAAATATATATCCAAGAATGAAAAAAACACCTCCAAACAAAACTTGCATCAAAACGTTAAGGTATTGAGTAAATGATTTTGTTATATAATCAAGGATTAAACTTGATGCATAGATGCAAAATATTAAAGTTAGTGATAAAACAATAGTTGGCCCATGTTTTTTATTTATTTTATTTGAAAGGTTTATCACAATGCCAAATATTAGAGAAACAAGACAATATGCCAAAAGAAACCAAGCTGTTAGGAAAAGCAAATTAGTATGCATATTTCCTTGCAGCGCATAATAAACTGTGCTTATAGGATTTGAGTTAAATATATTACCAAGGAAAATACCATACTTATAATATATTACCTGCCCTATTATTCCAGTAATAATATAAGTTGTAATTATATATTTGAAGTGCCTATTAAAAATAGATCTTGACAAAGAGTAAAAACTCTTTCCTTCATTGTATAACATACCACCCAAAAAGAAAAATAAAGGCATGTGAAAAGTATACGGCGAATACATATTAAATGGCTGATCCACTAGGTGACCAGCAACAACCGATATTATACCAATACACTTCATGCAATCTATGAACCTAGACTTAACAGCATCCATTATTGACTCACTAATTTAATATCACTTGTAAATAAAACAATAATATCACCTTTTGGGTAATTTTGTTAGGATATATCTGAGGTTTTTTAAACCACATATGGTTTATTGTGTATGATGAACTCACCAACTAAGGGGGTTCTTTATGCACATTAAACGGTGGTCACTATGGCGCATGTGCTGACAACGGAGTCAGTAAATCAGGGGTTAAGCCTGACGGCACTGGCGTCCGTGTTCGTTGGTATACCGCCAGAGGTTGCTTTAGGTGCTCTGGCTGGTGCGGTAATTTTTGTTACCTCAGCAGTAGAGTACCCGATAAAGCGCCGGTTGCTCATGGCACTTCTCAGCTTCCTCTGCGGTGTCCTCTTCTACAAAGCGACAGCATCCATTCTTATCGGCGTTTTCAGCCTTATACCCACAATTACGCAGGACTCTTTCGAAAAGGGCATTGTGTTTTCTGCCGGGGCTTTCGTGTCGGCAATCGTCGCTGTCCGCATTGGCATCTGGCTGTATCACCGTTCTGAAAATCCGCGTGACCTGATACCGGGGAGAAAAGACGATGACCAGTCCTGAACTGCTTCTCATCCTGAATGCCGCAATCTGCGGAGGCATTGCAATCCGAGTCCTACTGTTCCGCCGTGACGGGTCACGCCATCGCTGGTGGGGCGGGTGGCTCGCCTATCTGCTTATCGTCGTTGCTGCCAGCGTACCTATCCGGACGTTCTACGGGTATTACGTCAGTGCAGACTGGTCAGAAGTCATCATCAAAGCCGTGTTCCTGGCTGCGCTCATCAAGACAAAAGGGAACGTGGTGCAAATTTTCAAGATAACGAGGTCTCAGCATGGACATTAATCAGTTCCAGCGTGCAGCTGGCATCAGTGAGGTGCTGGCTACGCGCTGGTACCTGCATATCACCGCAGCCATGAAAGAGTTTGGCATCGAGCAACCGCCGCACCAGGCGATGTTTATCGCCCAAGTGGGCCATGAATCTACTGGCTTTACCCGGCTGCAGGAGAACTTCAACTACAGTGTGACCGGTCTGGCTAACTTTGTCCGTACCGGCCGACTCACTCAGGGCCAGGCCAACGCGCTTGGCCGCCGTGCTGGTGAGCCATCGTTACCGCTTGAGCGCCAGCGTGCAATCGCCAATCTGGTGTACAGCAAACGCATGGGGAATAACGGGCCTACGGACGGCTGGTTTTACCGCGGGCGCGGGCTTATCCAGATCACTGGCCTGAACAATTACCGCGACTGTGGCAACGGCCTGAAGGTGGATCTGGTGCAGAAGCCAGAACTCCTGGCACAAGACGAATATGCGGCCCGCAGCGCGGCGTGGTTCTTCTCCACAAAAGGCTGCATGAAGTACACCGGCGACCTGGTGCGCGTCACGCAGATCATCAATGGTGGGCAGAACGGTATTGACGACCGGCGCGCGCGGTACATCACTGCCAGTAAGGTGCTGTCGGTATGATCTGGGCATTCGTCAAAGCGTACTGGAGACAGTTGCTTATCGTGTTGATGCTTGCTGCTCTGGTCATCGGCGGAGTGGTTGCCTGGAATGTACACGGTAGCCACCAGTACGATGCCGGGTACGCGCAGGCAAAGGCAGACCAGAAACTGGCTGATGATAATGCCAGGTCACAACGTGATCAGGAGAAGACACAAATTGAACGTGAAGCACAATCCCGTATCGATGTGGCGCGTGTTGATGCTGAGCATGCTAATACCGCTGCTGACGGCCTGCGCGCCGAACTTGACAAAACCAAGCGACTCGCCGAACACTATACCGGATCTTTCCCCACTGGCACGCCAGCCAGCAAGGTCATCGGTGTGCTCGCCGACATGCTTGAAGAGAGCAACCGATCTTACATCGCAGCAGCAGAAGAGGCTGAGCGATATCGGTCTGCAGGACTCACATGCGAGCGACAGTACGACTCCCTGAAAGCGGGGCACTGA